GCCTGCACCTGCTACACGGACTGAGACACGGTATGTCTGAGCAGATGTAGACTGGTTACAGATGACGACGCTAGAGACAACCGCACCTGCTGCTGTACCTGATGTATACAGAGTGGTGAGATTAGATGAAGCACCTGCCGCTGTTGTTGCTGCTGGGACTGCCTGCCCAAGCACTTTATATGCACTTGCCATTTATTTTCCTTTGCTTGGTTAAGCGCCCATTGTCAGGAACGCGATGTTTGTTATATCTCCAAAACCGGCTACGTTATCTGTAACGCCGTGGACATTGCTTGTTGCTGCGATGTGGTTGGCAGCATCGGTAAGATCCTGCGCTGTGATAACGTGGCGAACAGCAGCTCCAGCAGCGTGAGCTTGAGCAGTTGTTGAGTTAAAGCCTCGAGTGATAGTGAGCGTTAGGCCAGAAATTCCGGTAACAAGAACAAGTTCTTCAGCAGAAGAATTGTAATCGACAGCCAAGACGTAAGGAGTTGTTCCGGGATAACCGGTTACTGCGCCTACTGTCATGGTGGTCGATGAGCTTGTTATCGATCCTGTCAATGTAGTATCTTGCGCCGTGGCGCTGTAGTATCTTGTCATGGGCCTGCCTTAGCGACTGTAGTGGGTGCGTGGTGGGTATTGCTCTGCTTGACGTGCCATTTCGACCGCAAGGCGTTGCTGGTACATCTGATAGAAATAACGGCTCATATTGGTTGCAGACCCAACTGGGTTGCTCTGATCCATTGATCCTGCTTCGGCAGAGGATGCTGGTACGCGGCCCATATCGACATATGCAGCTGAGCGGTATGCCGCTCCAAGAATGATTACTTCTCGGGCTGAGTCTGGAAGGCCAGTAGTTGTAAAATCATCATTGTCATAAACAAGCTGTGTAGGTTTTTTGGTGTAAACAACCTGTACGGTGCGACCCGGGATAATTCCATCGGAGATGGAGATGGTCTTTCCGGTGTTCCACACAACAGGGTTAGCAGTACGGTCAATGCGGTAGTGACGCACTGGTAGCCATTCCAAAGATGGTCCAATGGTCTGCCATGAAACTGCTATCGCATCAATTGCTTCCGATGGAAGCTGGTATGTTGTACGCGCAGCAATGAATGGGAACGTGGTGTAGTACACGCCAAAGAGGCTTGGATAAATAGCGTCAATAGCCTCGTTAATATCTTTGCGGATCATTGCCCGTGGGAATGATGGGGCAACGGTAACGCGTACCCCAGCGCTATGTGGCACCGGTGTTGTATCTCTAAAACCGCGGCCATATGGCGGGATGGTTGCGGTGTTTGATGTACGGTCAAATGAATCGACCCAGATCAACTCTTCGTCAATTTCTACAATACCGCGTGTAAGGACTGTGCCATCAGCAACGGTAAAGCTCAGATCCGTCGGTCCCATTGGGGCAAGAAGGAATGTAGCCTGATCCTGACGTGAGGTATAACCTGTGAGCGCTAGAGCCGTCTCATCAATAAGTTCTGAAAAAAGTGTCACGATGTAATCCTCGATGCAGCCGCTGCTTCGCCGTATCCAGTTACTCCAGCAAGGGCATTAAGAACGCCCGGCGTATCTAGATAAAAATTCTTTCCACCGTGTCGGCTTGCGTAAATTAAATTCAGAGCATCAATACCACGTGTGGCGTTGTGGCCGGGAATTGTCCTATTGGCCCACTGAACAGCTGCGCCATTAAAATCCCATTGCGGTACTCCATTAACGATGGTTCCCGCTAAACGATTTAAATGATATACAGTTGGACGACCATCATCTACCGCCATTTACTTGCCTTTCGCTGGATGAGCCTTATGCCATTTTTTAACCGCTGCAACGCCAGCGGCAACGGTTTTTACATCTGCCTTTTTAGTCAAATCAATTTTCTTAAATGTTGTCTTTTTTGAATTGGGGTGATTGACGATTACATCCCCATTACTGGCGCGTGTGACAACATGCTTTTGACCACCGATGGTGACCGAATCAGATACAGCCTGCTTTTTAGCGCCGGTCTGTTTTACTTTGCCGGCCAAGTTACTGTACCGCCAACGCCCTTGTATCCACCCTTTGGGTCGATGTTTGGCTTGCCGTTTAGTTCGTCAGTTGAAACGCTGACTGCGTTGTTGTTGCATCCACATGACATACACATATTACTTACCACCCTTTTTAGGCATTGCTACCTTCTTGAGATTTGGATTTGCTTTCTTTGCTGCTGGACTTGCCTTACGTGTAGAAGATGCAAGAATCGCTCCGGCACTTTCCATTGATACGCCTGACTTTTTAGCAATTGACTTTTGAGCGGCCTTAAAGCCCATACCCTTTTTTGCTGCTGCCATTAAATAACTCCCACTTCTTTCATTACCTTTGCCTTGTGCTTGGTAATCTGCTTTGCTGCTGGCATTGTGCCAGCGTCGAAGGCTGTGCCTAGCGTGTCGCTAGCTGCCTTTGCTTCATTGACCGCACGCATAGTTGTGCCTGCTGGCTGAATACCTTGTGCTCTAGCATTTGAGTATGCGTTCAATTCAGCATCCCAGCGCTTCTTTGTCATTGTCTTGTTGCCAGCTGCGTCGCCAGCGTTGGTGTGAATGTTTGCATCGCGCAAGCAATCAATGTATGTCTCATGGTTTTTCTCTAAGCAACCAGAGCGACAGTTATCTCCTAGGGCCATGTTTCTCCTTGGCTTGTCTAAAGAATTTCAAATTACGTAGGACGCGATCATTTTCTTCGCCATTGGCCTTGCTAGCAGCAAGGGCAAAAGTAATTGCTTCATCTATAAAGCCCATTTCCCACGAGGCTATGCTTGCCAGATCGTAGGCTTTCCAGTTCCACACAGATGCGTCATAGCAATAGTGGACGCTACGCGGACATTCGATGGCTTTGATAGAAGCATCTAAGCATTGCTGCCAACGCTTATTGCGATAAGCATCTAGCGCTACAGAGAACCAAGGCTCGCCTTCATTTGGCATAATCTGAGCGCCACGCTCAGCCCACTTGGTTGCATCTTCTGCTTTGCCTAATTGATGCGCAGCTTCTGCTGCCCATCGACAAGTGGCAGCCTCTTCAACATTCCACCCGCCTAGTTCCATGCGAGTTTCTGCTGACTTGATTACATCTTCCCAGCGATGGTAAAAGTAATACTCTCTGACCATATATGTCCACATGCGTGGATCTGTGGAAAATTCTTTAACACACATTTCAAGCATTGGCAGATACTGCCCGCGAGATTTATTGTTATCAGGTTGATGGCTGATAATTGCATTTTTAATCGTGCAATACTTTGGTTGACCTTCGCCATACCAGATGGCTACTTCATGGATTGGATATTTCCAATGCCATCCATTACGAGAATGGATCTTGTCCTTCTGCCACTTGCTACCAGTATCAAATGTTATCCAACCGGCTTGAGCCGTTGGGTCCCACTGCTTGCGTAGTTCTTTAAAGAAGTTCTTGTGAATAACTTCATCCATATCCACAAAGACGCAAACATCTACGTCCGCTGGTATGAGCGCAAGAGACGCGTTCCGCGCCACATCAAAACGCCAAGGCTTAACGCTAATATCGTGAACAGTAACACCCAGTTCGCGTAGCTTTTCTTGCGTGCCATCATTTGATCCTGTATCTGCTACTATCCGATAATCAGCGCCTTCGGCAGCTTTCGCCCACCTTTCGGCATGGAGAATTTCATTTAGCGCAATAGCGTAAACGGCAATCTTCATTCGTTGCTATTGTATCACATACCAGCAAGCATTAGTATGTCATAAAGATTGGCTGTGCCTGTAGCACCTGTGCTACCCGTTGACCCTGTTGCTCCCGCAGGACCTGTAGGGCCAGTTTGTCCTGTCGCGCCAGTAGCCCCTGCCGCTCCAGTCGCACCAGTGCTGCCAGCAGCGCCTGTTGCCCCCGTGTTTCCAACTGCCCCAGTCGGGCCAGTAGGACCTGTAGCCCCTGTTGTACCGTTGGTTCCATTGGTTCCTGCGGCTCCTGTGGCACCCGTTGCTCCTGTCGCTCCAGTATTTCCAGTTAGTCCAGTTGAGCCTGTATTACCTATGGCTCCTGTGTTGCCTGTATTTCCTGTTGCGCCCGTATTGCCTGTTGCACCAGTTGCCCCCGTCAGTCCTGTTAATCCAGTTCCGCCAATTAAACCTGTAACGGCAAAATTCCAAATGGCAAAAATGCCAGAGCCGCCAGTAGTGTCAACGTTTAATACAAGAGTTGTGCTGTTGATGGAAGTAATAACACCTTCCATGTAATTTGTTGGCGATACTGGGTAGATTGCCCGAATACGCATGCCAACAAGAAACGCTCCTTGATAGGAGCCAGCAAGGGTAAATGTTTGAGAACCAGTACCAATAGTCAAAGAGGTAAGAGAGGCTACCCCTGAGTAACCTGTACCAGTTGCGCCAGTGTTACCAGTGTTACCTTGAACACCGGCAGCGCCCTGCGCTCCAGTAGGCCCTGTAGGGCCTGTGCTGCCCGTAAAACCGGTAAAACCGGTAGCTCCGGTATAACCAGTAAAGCCAGTCGCTCCAACGGCTCCTGTAGGCCCTGTAGGGCCGGTAGACCCTGTAAATCCAGTAAAGCCCGTAGCACCTGTGTAGCCGGTATTTCCAACCGCTCCAGTAGGTCCAGCAGGTCCAGTCACGCCGATGGCACCTACAGCACCGTCAAGGTTAACTGTCCATGAGGTAAAGGTTCCCGTGCCAACGGTCTTAGTAACGTTGAGCGTTATTACGCCAGTGCCGGATGTGTAAGAGGTTACGTCGCCAACAAAGTAAGCGCTTGATGTATTTGCAACAATGACTGACTGCTGCAAAGAATAAGCAAGGCCAGCGCCGATGGTGAGCGTGACAGATCCAGAAGCTGGCAAAGAAATAGAAGTTGTGGATGTTGTCTGGTAATGATCACCCATTGGGCCAGTGTTACCAGTTGCACCTGTAGGACCGGTTACGCCGGTCATGCCAGTCATACCGGTATTACCAGTTAGGCCAGTGTTTCCTGTATTGCCTTGCGCTCCTTGAGGACCGGTTGGCCCGGTAATGCCAGTTGCTCCAGTTACACCGGTAGCACCAGTAACGCCAGTAACGCCAGTCATTCCTGTCATGCCAGTCATGCCGGTATTACCCTGAACGCCAGCTGCGCCTTGCGGACCGGTAGGTCCGGTTGATCCTGTATTGCCTACAGCTCCTGTTGGTCCTGTTGTTCCAGTTTGTCCAATAGCGCCAGTAGGGCCAGTGCTGCCATCGGCACCAGTATTACCAATAGACCCAGTATTTCCAGTAGCACCCGTTGCACCTTTTACACCTGTACTTCCTGTTGATCCAGTCGCTCCGGTATTACCTGTATTACCGATAGCACCTTGATAACCAATAGGGCCTTGTGGGCCGATAGGGCCAAGTTCAAGAACAAGATATTCATTTGAGACTACATCAAAAACATTTGTGGTTACTTGAACTTCAACGGTTGAAATACTGTCCTGATTAACACTCATTAAAGCACCGCCGAAGGCGAGACAACAAATGTTCCATTAAGAAGCTGAGTAACTATTCCGTTTGAGTCTGTTACATTTAAACCGTAATTATATGTTCCGGCAGCAATTCCAGCAGTCTGGGCAGCGGTAAGCGTGCAAGTTATCTTTCCTGCGCTTGAGGTAATAACTGCGCCACCTGCGGTGGTAGACATTTCTGCAATCAAATTGCCGCTTACATCGCGCACTTGCATATCCGCTTTATAGCCATCAAGGATGACTGGAATTGCATTGATCTTCCACACAGCGACTAAACTAAAAGTAGTGCCTTTGACAACATTGGTGTTGTATCTGCCGGGATTAGCCACTCAATGCTCCTAAGAAATAGTGATATAAGGGCCATAGCCCGCTGCGTAAAGAATGTCATATTCTGGCTGGGTGATGATGTATTCATGCCCGCCTAGATAACAGTAGTCTGCGGAGATTGTGTCTTGTACCGCTGGCGTGCGTTGACGCACTACTGTACTTCCAAAAACTAGCACGCTGTCTGCGCGTGCAATTTTGTAACGCCAAAAAAGAATACCAAAGCCCGCCGGTCCTTCATTGACCGTTGGTGGCTTAAATGTGTATGTCATGCGTTACCTTTCATTGGTGTTGCCACCTAGCCCCTTGAAAGGAATAGAGGGGCTAGGAAGCAACTAACTCGGATTAGGAGTTGTGGATAGAAGCTGATGATTCGATACGAACCAAAGCTGCGTCACGGTAACGTGCCCAGCCTAGAACGCCGTACCATCCGATTGGACGGAAACGCATCAACTTATCAACAATTGGTCCGAAGATAACATGTGGCTCTTCTGCCACTGCTTCTGCGAGAGCCTGCTTACCAGCAACAAGTGTACGGAATACACGTGTACCGCCAGAAGCGTAGGTGTAGCCAGAAGTACCAAAGGTACCTGTTGCACCTGTTGAGCCAGTTCCGTCTGTTGTGTTGAACAAACGTGGTGATTCTACGAACATAGCGCCTTCGTATGTTCCGATAGTGCCCGGCCAAAATTCAGAAGCACCGTTCTCAGCGTACTTGTGATCATCACGCCATCCGCCTGCGCCAGTTTCTGAGCGAAGGTCGTATGAAACTTCTGGGTGAATACCACACCAGTAGTATTCTCCCTGACGTGGGACAGCCTTGTTAGCACGGAGCTTAGCAACAGCAGTACGAATATCGCGTGAGCGAATGACTGATGTGCCGTCGATGCTAGCCTGAGTTGTACCATTGGTGTAGTTCGCATTGTATGTTGATACAGGGTTGGCTGAGCCACCTGTAAGTTCAGCAATGGCGTTTGGTCCACCAACAAGTGTCTTGAGCACAACTGTGTCAAGTGAGTCAGCCATGTTGAACGCAATAATGTCTGCGATAGCTGGATCTACATCTGAGAGTGAGAACAACTCGAGCTTACGAGTTGCGAGTGATGCGTTACCGTATTCAAGGAGCGAAACGGTAACAGGGGTTGTGTTTCCAAGTGCAACTGCATCTGGATCAACATCTTCTGAGAGAGATGTTGTAACTGCTGACATATCTGTGTAAATCTGAAATACAACAGATGAGCCGGGCATAGCCTGCTGTACTGGGCGCTTATCTGCAACGTCGCGGATAAGTGGGACAGCACGGAGTGCAAACTCTACATAGCGATCATAAGCGGTCTGTACTAATCCGGGAATACCAGAGGTAGAGCC